CACTATTAGCGACTACTGCGTCATAACCCCTTTTCCCTATATTCTTAGCAGCATCAAGTACTTTTACAGATGTTGATTTAATACCGTTAGCAGCGTATATGGCCTGTGTTTTAGCAGCATTAAATACTTTTACAGCTGTAGATTTAATACCGCTAACAATATCTACGGCTTTTGTTTTAGCAGCATTAAATACTTTTACAGCTGTAGATTTAATTTTGTCTGTTATACTAGATATAGTTGATGTTATACCACTTACCACATTGCTAATTACACGTGTAATTAAAGTTTGTAGTTTATTATATTGTTTATATATAGTTGATCCTATTTTAAAACCAAATTTAATAATGTTCTTCGGAACGTTGAATATACTTGTTATAACATTTAAACCTTGGTCGATAATACCGAATATTGTATTGGATACAAAACTCTTTATCATTTTAATCGGATTTATGATAGACTTTATACCTTCTATTATAATTGATTTGAGAGATATTGGCTTTGCTGTTGTAAGATCTGAATTAGTTTGAACTTCACTTGTTTTAGGTGAGTTAAACAAACCAATAGCATAGGAAAATATATCAACTAATCCTTTACCGCCGACAGTAGATATTATTGCGGATCCTAAATCGATTAAACCTGATTTAAAGTCACCGTCTATTATCTTACTAATACCTGAACCAATATAAAGTAAGCTAGATATACCCGGTATATACCATACTATATCTAGTAATTTCTTACCGATAGATGAAGCTATATCGGTAAAGCTATTACCACTAGACTTTTCGTCAACTTTAGCTGGCTCTTCTTTAGGTGCGCTAAACAAACCAATAGCATAGGAAAATATATCAACTAATCCTTTACCACCAACACTAGCTATTATTGCGGACCCTAAATCGATTAATCCTGATTTAAAGTCACCGTCTATTATCTTACTAAAACCTGAACCAATATAAAGTAAGCTAGATATACCTGGTATGTACCATATTATATCCAATAGCTCTTTACCGATAGATGAAGCTATATCGGTGAAGCTATTACCACTAGATTTTCCGTCAACTTTAGCTGGCTCTTCTTTAGATGTACCGAATAGATCGTATAATAATAAGCCACCATCTATTATCCACGAAACAATTTGACCACCAGGTATAAAGTCAGCAATAGCAGCAACTAGCTCAAGAATACCTAGAAACCAGTGACCTTCCTTGAATCTCATGTATGATAGTGCTAGACCTACAACACCACCTATAAATGGTACCCATTTTAAAACCTTTAATAGCTTTGCACCCCACTTTCCAGCAAGCTTAGCTAACATTGGTGCAAATTTTGCTGTAAGTTTTGCAGCGTGTGTAAATCCACTAACCTGTGTAGTAGAATCTTTATTTTCAAGTAGATCAGCGAGTAGTATTACACCATCAATAGCAAGAGAAATAAACTGCCCGGCACCTGGAATAAGATTAGCAACACCAGATAAAAGTTCAAGTATACTCGTAACATACTTCCCCTCTTGCCAGCGCATGTAAGCGTATGCAAAGCTCAGCAAGGACCCAATAATAGCTAGTCTTTTAAAAACAGTACTTAAACGCTTACCAATTTTTTCGGTAATACCTTCTAACATTTTGCCGAAGAAACCACCTTTCATTTTACTAGCAACGGTTGTTAAAAAACCGCCAACTTTTGAAGATTTTAAACCTTCTAAGATATTTATAAATTTCGTATTAAAGAAATCTTTTATAACATCAAATGTTTTTAAAATACCAGGAAGCTTTACAATAAACTTAGATATGAATACGCCAATTGGACCTGTATATTTGTAAATAAGAACAGCTAAGGCAATAGTAGCTATTGCCGCGGTAGCAAGAAATCCTAAACTAGACTTTTCTTTTGGTATTTTTGGCGTTTTTTCTGTTGTAACAACTTTAGCCTTAGCCTGTGAAAGTATTGTACTCTGTTTAGTATCTACCTTTTTCTTTTGACTAAAATCAAAAAAAGCTTTAGCTAGAACTACACCAGTATTATATACTCTTGTAGACTCTATACTTGTAAGAATAGGATTTAAACGTTTTACCGGATTTTTAGCAGGTATAACGTTACCCTTAAACAATTTTGTATCATTACCTGGTATACCTTTATCACCAGGTAGGCTACCTACCTGTGTAACAAACATAGATATTAAGTCAGCAAATGATACAGACTGTGTGTTCTCTTTAGCCACACATATATTTATTCAACATCAAAGAAACCAGGTGTTATTTCAACAGTTACACCGTTCAAAGTCATTACATCCTTTTCTTCTTTCTTAAGCGTTTCAATAAAATTAATAATATGTTTATTGAGTGAAAGCGGCAATCCTTCGAGAATTGCAACTTTATCTTTAACGCTAATATCGTATAAATTAATAACGATATCGTTATACTGTACAGACTCTACATATTTAATAATTTCATAGACGTAAATGCTACCTAAGTTCTTTGTATTATCATCACCGTTTTTCTTCACTTCTTGCTCTAACTTAGATGTAATAGAGTTCTCATAAGATAGAGTTGGTACCTTAACCTTAGCAACAACACCAGCATGAGTAAATTCAGCAGATGTAAGTGATGGTTTATATGTATTAAACTTTTGTAGTATATCGTTAAGATTTATTTCATTACCTTCTGATGTATACGTGCTGCCATGAGCGTTAGCACGCAAAGTGATAATTGCAGGAGCTCTATCAATAACAAGTAGATCGTTATTATTAGAAGATGTTGTTATTATATCGTTAAGAATACGATTAAAGGAGATAAGCCCAGCGACACCGTCAGCAATACACGAAATAATGTCTTTCTGTTGTTTTAAATTTAAAACTTTTAGATTTACTGATTCTTGTAAAGATGGCAAACGCGCACTTAAAGTTTCAGTTTTAATTCCTTTTATTGTATCTAAGAATGACGATATGTTAGGATTTGACATACAACTATTTATATACCTATACCCGTATTACCACTATTGTTTTGTTGTTTTATTTCGTCGTTATAAAGTGTCATGTATGATGTTACATCATTTACTGTTGACTGTAGTATTGTTTCACTATTCATACGCTTAGATAATGAGAATAAAATTTCTCGGCAACTATGTAAATCATAGTCACTAAATAACAGATAGATAAACTCATACGGTTGTGAAGTTATAAAATTGACAGTTAAGTTGTTACTATCTAGTGAATCATTATTTGTAGAGAATAACGTAACTTTATGCGATTCATCCATTACAAACTTCTTAATATATGGCATAAAAGTAGGCGGCAAAAGCTCGAGTAGACTACGTTTATCTTCTATACTACAACTATTAAGATCAAATTTTTGACTTCCAACCGCGATACTATGTACTACACTCTCGTATATATCACTAAAACTCTGCTGTGTTAAGAAATGCTGTGGTAAATCAAGCTCTATAGTATATTGTCCGTGTTGTATGACTTGATGCTTATTAGTTAGTTCACATAAATTAGTAATAAGATTAGATAATAGAACATTAACTGTTTTCTCATTAACTGTTAGTGTTATTGTATCATTAACAAAAAATTGTTTTATCTTTAATAAGATGAAAAACTTATCAACAACGTTTAGATGTGAAAACTTTAAAATATTATCTAGAGTCGCGACAAACCCTAGAGTGTTATTATCATAACGTAATCTTGATAAGTTGAAAATATCCTTAAATGTAATAACAGGTATTACGAATTTGTCTTTACTATATGGCAAATCAACAGCAAACATACTTATGCTAAGTTTGTTGTTGGAATATTAATATCTCCAACGTAAGGTGAAGTTTGTGTAGTTACTGTATAATTTGTATAGCCAAATGTAACTGTTTTAATGAGAAAATCTTGATCACCGTAATTTAGTGTGTATCCTTCTGCATTTGTAGGGAAAACACCTTTAAACGCATAAACTTTACGAACACTACCATCACGTGTGTATTGCTTAACAGTAATAATACTTTTTAATTTCTGATTAAGTAATCCATCAACACCTAAAGCTATAATCCAAGGTCTAAATAATTCTGTTTCGATATCTTTTTCAGTCTCAAGGAAGTTAATAGATATATTACGTGATAAGAAATCTGTTCTTTGTGTAACACCATAGCCTGGCATAAAACCACCTCTGTTTTCTTGGGCGATAGATGTCATCTCGATTGATTCAGCAGGTATCTGTACTTCCTGCGCAACAAATATATTATCAGATAATTTATCCGTCCAATCATCACTACTAGTTACAGTTAAGTTGAGGTTAATCTTACTAATAGCTGCTTTTATGGCGCTAGGTAGATTATTATCTTCTATCGTAACAGTCCAATGAAAAGGAAGCGGTAAAGAGAAATTTCTATCATTTGAAAATTTATCTAAAAAGCTATTAGTAAGATTCATAATGGTATTTAATCAAAAAAAAAGCTATAGCACGAAGCTATAGCTTTTAAGGTATGTATTATGTATATATTAGAATCTGTTATAGAAGTGATATGCGAATGTCACTGTGAATGTAAGAATTTCACCAGTACCTTCAGCAATAGTATATGAAACTTCACCGACATCTCTAATTGAAGCGCCTACCAATTCAATTGTATCTATTTCTTCAAGCTGACTGTTTAGTACAGAAAGAGTAATTTTGCTTTCTGTACCTGGCATTCTATAGTCACCTGTCGATGTAACGTTGTCGAATACTGCTCTAGAAGCCTTTTCAAATTGCTTACGAAGGCTAATATCTGCTTCATGGTAGAATTCAATTGAATAAGACTCAGATGCGTTATAAGTAGACTTACCTGGAACGTTAAAGGTTTGACCTACATAACTTACAGTTTTGTTTTCAATAGCTCTACCCGGTAAAGCAGCTGTTTTTGCATAAACGAGATCAGTCTCACCATTAAATGAAACGCCACCAGCTATGTTAATTTGTTTAACTCTAAATAAGAAATCACGAGCAAATTGTCTTGACTTTGCTTGTTCAAAGAATGTTTGAATTGTTGTTGCCATATAATTATTTAGTCTTTGTAGTTGTTTTTTTAGATATTATTGCTCTACATAAGGAAGGGTAGCTCGAAAAACAAGCTACCCTTTCCTTTAGTTAGTCGATTAAGCTCCAATTATTTCTTGGAAGCTTGCATCAGTTCTTGTTGCAAAGAAGTTAATTAAGATAAACTCACTCGCTTTAACTGGCTTGATGTATATATCAACAATCAATTGGTTGTTATCAATTACTTCAGGTGTATTATTTCTCTCATCACACACAATGATATAGTCGTAAAGACCTTCATTGTTCTTAGCTCTATCAAAGATAGGTGAAAGAGTGTTAACTAATCTTGTTCTTGTAAATGTTGTGTTAGGTTCAAATACGAAGAACTGAGCAGCCTTACGAGTTGGTCTTTCAAGTGCTAAGAATAGACGTCTTACGTTTATTCTATCGAAAGCACTTGGCTTCTTGCTTAGTGTCTTGTTACCGTAGATAACTTGGCCTTGAGCTGGGAAGAACGAAACAGGGTTAATGTTTGCTCTGTATAGTTCATCACGTTGCTTCTGGTTAGGATTAACTGCGAGATCGATTGAGTTAGTTACTAGACCGTTAGTGAAACCGGCAGGTGCAATCCATGGGAATCTTGCAGCGTCTGTTCTAGCCATTGCAGCTGCAGCATAACCAGAGAAGGGTACCCATACTTGTTGACCAATGAATGTATCATAAGTCTTAGCCCAGTTACCATATACAATACCGTAAGAAGTGTTCTGTAGTTCGAACTGGTGTCTAATTGCCCAGTACACATCTGTTGTGAAGTTCTTGTTCTTGTTAGAAAGAATCTTGCTATTTGAACCAGTTACAACGATCTGTCTAATTGGATCAGCAACGAACACACAGTCACCACGACCACCACCAACATAATTAGGTGAGCAAAAGTTCTTAAATTTATCAAAGATAGTTGAGTAGTTACCACGAATTGTTTCACCGGTAGCACTGATTGTTCCACTTGTTCTTAGTGCTTCAACCTGAGCTGATAAGGTACCAGAGTAAGTAAACTCATCGTAGTAGTCAGTGCTGTTTGCGGAAGCAGCAGCGTAGATTGTACCAAGACCAGCTTCAACAACGACATCAATGTCGTAAATGTCTTCGTTACGAACACCATCAAGTGCTCTATCAAGCTTAGAAGGAATATCACCTAAGCTCTTTATAGTAGTTGTTGAATTACTAAATGCACCTAAGCCGTAAATACTATCAGCATAACCGATAGCACTTGTTAGTGTACTGTAAAGAGTAGAGCTAATACCTGTTACTGTTGTGTCACTGTTTGTAACAAGTTGATTAGTAAGAACACGAATCTTTTTCTGTGGTACACCGTTAATATCGATTGAAGTAGATCCGTTCTTGTTAGAGATGTAGTTATTAACTAGAATCTGAACATTACGTGAATTAGATTCAGTACTTTCAATAAAGTAGTTAATAGCTGGACCGCCATTTGAGCTGTTTGTAGATCTAAATGCATCAATCGAACCAAGTATACCGTCTTCAAGAACATAAGCTAGCTTGAATGATTCAGTTGAGAAGATAGACTTTCTTAGTTTGAATACACCAACACTTAAGAGGTCATCAGACTTTCTGTCAGATATATCATAGTTAGGGATGTTCTCCATAACCTTAGAAATACTATCACCAGGACCAGTTAAGTAGTTAGCAGATAGGCTAAACTCAAGTGTACCGTTAGGTATAGTAATGTATGAGTAAGTTGTACCGGTTAGAGAGATGTTAATTGTCTTAGCAGCTAAGATACCGTCGTAGTTAGTACCTGGGTTGTTATTAGTGTTATCAGTTAAACCGACGTAATAACCTTCATACTGATCATTAACAGTAGATTGTGCCTTATTAAGAACAATAACACCAGCGCCACCGAAGCTTGCAACAGCACTAATACTAGATACAGCAGAAGCAACAGAAGACCATGTAAAACCAGAACCATCAACAACAGACTGATATTCAGTATCTGTTAGTTCATAGTGTACAGGGTTACCAAGTACATATGCACCAGATAGTATATTAAGATCTGTTGATACAGTGTTATTTGAAACACTACGTACTGGATAAACAAGTGCAGAATACTTAGAACCGAAGCCAACACCTTTACCAGGACCGTAAGCTAGTCTTGTTGTATAGATATTGGAAGGTGAGTTAAGTAATTCTCTAACAGTGTAGTAGAAATAACGTTCAGCGGAGTTAGTTGGAGTACCGTAGATTAAATCAAGATCCTGACGAGAAGAAATTTGAATAACTTCATCTATTGGTCCTTGATTAGCAAAACCTGTAACAAATACACTTGTACCATAATTACTTGGTGCAATTAGTGATAAGTCTTTTTCTACTATCTCCACCCCGGGAGAATTAATTGTGAGTGTAGCCATATAAGTATTTATGGACTCTCGAAATATTTTTTACTAAGTATTCAGTAATTCGACATGCATCTGAGAGTATACAAACACAAACCCACTAACTATCTCAGCGCCGTCTTGGTAGTTGTAATCGATTGTATCAACTGATGTAGGAAATGCCTTTGTGTAGGTAAATTTAATGATTTTGTTGTCAAATTCATCAAGTCCGTATATCGTTAAATCTGTTTGATAATCACTAAAATTACGATCAACTTGTATATTACTAGCATTATATCTACCTTCAGTCTGATCATGTAGTAAGTTTAACCATTGATAGATTGTCCAATAGTTATTATACTGATTATCTACTGCAAATTTAATGTTAACAGGTGGATAAGAATTCTTCGAGTTAGAAGACACATATAGTGTATTACCTGCATATCTATTTTCAATAGCTGGTACAGTAATCTCAGGTACAACTGTGCCGAATATAGAAAACTGTACAGAATCAGGTACTATTGATGTTTTTTCACGATTGCTATTGAATGGCTTTGAAAATGTCTTTAAGATAGGAGGAACATCAAATACTAGAAGGAATTTATCATTTCTAGCTTTGTTTAGAATCGATTGTTGATTAATGTTACTCATATTTTAACCACCCGTCTTGTTTTAACCATTCCATTTCAGAGAATTGATCACTTTGACCCATACCGAACACAATCGGTGTCATGTTAATATTATTTATCCCTACAACCTCAAAATCATTGTATATAGATGTTGCTTCTTCAAATAAGCTTACTCCAAAATCCATAGGCTCCAAAGAACACGGCTTACCATGGTCATCTAACTCTAATATCTCAAAATATCTCTCAGTTAGTTCCTTTTCAAGTATATACAATCCATATATCAAGGACATAACACGGTCATCATGATAACCACCCTTTGCTTTCCATGTGCCATTAGGATAACGAACAAAATCCTTTAACTCTTTCAGTGTATCAATGTCTTGTATAGTTACACTACGCATATCATTGATGAAATAGCGCATATTCATAACACCCTTATATTTCGTGTTAGTGTGCGCTATCATACCCATCTGAGGCTTAACTCTATTAGCAGTCTTAGCACCATATGACACGACTTTTTCGTATCCCATGTCAAACGCTAATCTATCGACTACTTGAGCACCGCAGTTATTTCTTTCGATTAAAGCTAAGGGTGATCCCCAATTACGTAATATAGTGTGTAGTTTATTTGCGAATTCAAGTGGTGGTATGTGTCTATCATGATAAATAGCTACTTGTTTCATGTCTCTAACATCGGTTATATCAAGTATTTGTATAACCGATGCATCTATACCTACACCTTCAGAAACGTCAACACCTGCAACATACACTCTTGATGGATCTGGCTCCTCCCATATCTTATAGTTACCTTCATCAAGAATAATCTTAGGTTCAGTACATTTTTGTGACATCTCCAAGAACAGCTCTGCATCAATAGATGACTCTCCAGTAGATAAGAACTGACATTCGAATTCTTGGAGCCAGTCTTCTGCAGATCCTAGGGTTTTTTTAGTTGTTTCTGCCCACTTTTCATCTCGTCCTGGTACCTCATTCCAAAGTATCTTATCATGCATCCACCCATTCTCACCTTTTTCTGCACCATCGTATAGTTTGTAGAAAAGATTATCTGTTCCGTTTGCTGTAGAACAAACAAATATTTTTGATTTTTTTGAAGAAGATATAATAGGGAATACTGATTTCCAGAATTCACTCATCAAATGAGGTTCTATATGGCCCATCTCATCAATAACAAC